TGGTGCGCAGCGTGCTGGCGGCGCAGGGCGACAAGGCCCACGGCGTACGCATTGTGGACGTCCGGGCCACCAAGGGCAAGCTAGCCCGCGCCGAGCCGGTCTATGCGCTGTACCAAGAAGGGCGGGTGTTCCACGTCGGGCAGCTCCCGATCTTGGAGCAGCAGATGGCCAGCTTCCGCCCCGACGCCATGGACGGCAGCCCCGACCGGGTGGACGCACTGGTCTGGGCGTTGTCGAGCTTGATGCTGAAGCAGGTGGAGGCCTTCGTGGTCTAGTCAACCGGCAGGGTGGCGGCAACGCACTGCTGCGCCTAGCGTTCGGACCATGGCTGACGCCCCGGCCCCTGTGGCCGTCCCGACCCTGCGCGAGCGCGTGGGGCTCGCTATCAAGGCCCTGCGCGGCGGCATCACCGCGCCTGACGCGAGCCGTGCCGTGATCCCGCTGGTGTACCCGAACTTTCCGGGGCTGACCGGCAGCAGCGGCCAGCCGCCCAACGGGCTGGCGAGCGGGACGCCCCAGATGTCGCTGGTCCGCACGGCTAACCCGCAGGAGTACAAGCCCGAGGGCGCGAGCATCCGGGCCGAGGGGTTCAGTAAGCACCCGGTCGTCCACGCCTGTATGCGCGTCATCGCCGACACGGTGGCGTCGGTCCCGCTCATCGTGCTGCGCGCGCGGGGGGACTACGAAAGCCGCGTGCCTGAGTCGCACCCGCTCCAGCGGCTGCTTGACTACCCCGGCCCGCGGTTCACCGCCCGCACGATGCGCGCGCGGCTCGCCATCGACTTTCTGGGCTATGGCAACGCCATGCTGGAGATGGACCGCGGGCCCAGCGGGCAAGGCCTGCCGCGGCGGCTGGGCTCCATCAACCCCGAGTCGCTGCAATCCGTCTGGGTGGACACCGAGGGCGACCCGCGCCGGTACGACTACGCCAACTGGTCGGGCATCATCGTGCAGCGGGACGTGGCCGACATCATCCATGTGCGCGACCTGGAAATGCCGCGCCCGTTCACGCCCGACGCGTTCGGCTTCCCCCGCGGGGCCACGGCGCTGGCGTCCATCGCAGCCGACAACGAGGCCACCAAGTACGTCCGGCAGGTCGTCACCAACGACGGCACCCCCACGTTCGCCGTGCTGCTGGCCGACGAGGCCACGCAGGATGACGCCACGGCCATGCAGGACCGCTACCGCGCCCGCGTGGTGGACCGCGGCAAGCGGGGCACCCCGGCGTTCTTTGGGGCCGTCAAGGACATCAAGCCGCTCGGCTTCACGCTCTCGGACCTGGAGTTCCCCGACCTGCGCCGGGTGTCCCGTGAGGATATCTGCGCGGCGTTTGGCGTGGACCCGCGGATGATCGGGATCGCGAGCGCCACCAGCGATGCGGGATTGTCGGGCGCGCAGTACGTCGAGGCGCGTGCGCGGCTGGTGCAGCACACCATTGAGCCGATGCTGGCCGCGATTGAGGACGAGCTAAACCATTGGCTCGCCCCGGAGTTCGGGGACGTGTGGATCAGCTACGACCACGATATGCTGCGCGAGCTGGTCGAGGACGACGAGCGCACCAGCACGCGGGTGCGGGCCGAGTTCCGCGACGGGCTGCGGACGTGGGAGGAGTCGCGCCGTGCGCTGCGGCTGTCCCCGATCCCGGAGCCGACCGACACCATCCTCATCACCGCGGGCTCAACCCTGACCCCCGCCGCGGTGGCCGTCATCGACCCGCGCGCCGTCATGGAGCAGGCCCCCGCGCAGGACGGCCCGCCCCCGGCGTTGCAGGGCGAGACGGATGTCGAGGAGATGGAGGACGAGGACGAACCCGAGGACGAGGACGATGACTTGGAGGAGGACCGGGCCGACGCCACGGACTTCCCCGCCAAGGGCGACAACAAGGCCGTCAGTCTGCGAAATAGCCAATGGGCGCGGTTTCCCGTGGGCGAGGCCGAGGCTCTCAAGGCCGACTTCCCCGAGATCTGGCGCAAGGGTGGCAACGTCCGCGGCAATCGCCAGTTCGCCATCTTGGCCCCGCTCGCCAAGCGTGGCGGCAGCCCGAACGGCCCCGCCGAGGAGCGCGCCGTGCGGCTGCGCGAGGCATGGGGCGCGCGGCACCGCGGCAACAAGCGCATTGCGGGCGTGATCGCGCAGGTCAAGTGGCTGGTGATCGGGGACATCGGGCTCGACGGGATGCGGGCCGTCATCAACGAAGCCAAGGAGGCGCTGGGTGACCGTGCGGCGGAACGTCTTTCGGCAGGTCGTGCCCCCGTATCGGCGCGTTTTGCCGTGTCGCCGATGGAAACGGTCGATGCGCCACCGGCTTCCGCTGGTGAGGCGCTACGGGATGCCAGCCCCCTGGTAGACGAGCAGGGCCGCCCGTGGTGGGTGCATCATCCCGAGGTGCTGCGCGCCCCGCTCTATCGCGAGGACGGCGAGCCGAACGAGGACCACATCCTCTACCGCTACTGGGTGCGGCAGATGGAGGAGATGGACCGGCAGGAGGCCCCGTTTTATCGGGCCGCGCGCGAGCGGTTCCGCGAGGACGCCAAGGACGTGGCCGCGATGTTCGCCACGGCGACCCGCGCGGACGACCCGGTGCTGGACGCCATCGAACGTCAGGTGCGCGAGAAGTACGCCAAGGGCGGGGACTACTACGCCGCGTGGCGGGCCGCGTATCTGGAGCTGATCGAGCGCATGTATTTGTTCGGCGCGCAGGAGGTCATGGGCGCGGGCTATTCGTTCGGGCTTAAGCCGCCCAGCGTGCTGCAAGCCATCGCCAACCGGGCCGACCGGCTGGCCGAGCTGATCGGCGAGACGACCGCCAAGCAGGTGACGGCGGCCATCCGCAGCGCCGAGCTGGCGGAGCTGAGTGTGGCCGAGACGGCCCGGCTCATTCAGGCCAGCGTGTACGGCGAGCAGATGACCGACGTGCGGGCCACGCGCATTGCCAAGACCGAGGTGGCGGGGGCGCAGTCGCAGGGCTCATGGGACCAAGCCAAGGCCGAAGGCGACCTGTTCCGCGCAAAGCAATGGTTGGCCTTCGAGGACCGCAAGACCCGCCCTACGCACCGGGATGACGGCAACCTGCCGGGGCCGATAGGCATCGACGACCGGTTCCCGAACACGGGGCTGTTGTACCCGCTCGACCCGTCTACCAACGATCCTGCTAACACAATTAACTGCCGCTGCACGTTGGTCTATTACACCGAAACCCCCGAGGAGGCGCAGGGCGTCCTATGACCGTACAGACCGTGACGCTGCACCGCCGCGAGGTGGCGCTGGAGACGCGCCAGGATGAGCTGCCGCCCGGCATTGCAGGGCGCATTACCGGCGTGGCCCTGACGTATGAGCAGGTGGACACCTACGGCACCGTGTTCGCGCGCGGGTGCGCCAAGCGGACCATCGACCTCAAGGTCAAGGCGCGCAAGGTGCCGTTCCTGATGGACCATGAGCGCGAGGTGGACGCGCACGTCGGCGTGGTCGCCAGCTTGACGGACACCGGGGACGCGCTGGTCATGGTGGCCGACCTGTTCGACACCGAGGGCGGGCGGGCTGCGAAGGAATACGTCCAGGCCGTCATGGCGGCGGGTGCGTTCACCGGCCTGTCCATCGGCTTCGTGCCCAAGCGCACCGAGATGGCGACCCTCGACGGAAAGATGGTTGAGCGGTTCCTGGAGATTGAGCTGCGCGAAATCAGCCTGACCCCCATGCCCAGCGTACCCGGCACCGACGTGCTGGGCGCGCGCAACAATGTGCCCGAGCAGCCCCGCGACTCCGTGCGCACGGACCGCGACCTGCTCATGATTGCCGCCCGCACGGCGCTCGACGCCTTGAGCGTCACCGACCGGCAGGCGGTGCTGGATACCTACGCGTCCCCGTACCTGGACGATGCGGCCCCGGGCACGCGCAGCGACTGCTGCGCCCCGCCCACGCCGCCCCCAGCCCGCGAGGACGCCGGGGTTTCGATGGCCGACCGCATCGCCGCGGTCCGGCGTACCTACACGATCTAGAGAGGACCATACGATGCAGACCCCGCTGGTGAGCAAGAACCGCGCAGCCAACGAGCTGCGGATGCAGGCGCAGAAGCTCCGCGCCGAGCTGATGGACCCCGCGCTCACGCTGAGCGCCGAGGAGGTCAAGAACCGCACGGACGGCATCGCCGCGCTGGAGATGCGCGCGCAGGCCGCGGCCGAGTTCACGCCCGACGACGAGATCAACCGGCAGGGCGGTGACGCCGGGCTGGTGCGGGTGGACGCCAACGCCCCCGCCGAGCGCACCGAGTTTGCCGGCATGGCGGACCAGATGGCCGCCGTCCGCAAGGTGCTGGTGAACCACTTCCCGACGCTCGGCGCGTACATCCGGGCCGCGTCCCGTGGGGCGACCACCGACCGCGAGCGCGAGGGGCTTCGCAAGGTGGCCGAGATGACCCGCACCATCACCGGCAGCACGAACGGCGGCGAGTACCTGCTCCCGCTCACGCAGGTGCCCGAGATCTTCTCGGTGTCCAACGCGCAGCCGGGGATCTTCCAGTACGCCCGCCGCTACAACGTGCCGGGCCGCTCGCTCCGCATCCCCTACCTCATCCAGGACGAGGGGACCAGCACGCTCAACCGTCCGATGGCCGGTAAGATCGCCAACGTCACGATTGTGGGCGAGGGCGACACCAAGCCGACCCGCGAGCCCGTGTTCGGACAGCGGCTGCTGACCATGTTCAAGTACGCCGCCATCACGGAGTTCGGCGACGAAATCCTGGGCGATGACTTCACGGGCGAGCTGCCCAGCGAGGTCACCACCGCGGTGGGCGGGCAGATCATCAACAAGCTGAACGAGGACCTCACGATCGACGGCACGGGCTCGTCCATGCCGCTCGGCGCGTTCAACAACGCCAACGGCGCCCTGATCGCCGTCAACCGCGCCACGGCGAACCAGTTCGCGGCGGTCGACGCGTTCAAGATGTACGAGCAGCACACCCTCGGCCCCAACTCCGCGTGGATGGTGTCGCGCCGCGTGCTGGCGCAGCTGTTCGCCCTCCAGGCGACCAACAACACCATGGTGACGTGGATCAGCAACCTGCGCGACCGCCCGCAGATGCTGCTCCTCGGGCTGCCGGTGATCGTGACCGACCTGCTCAACACGCTCGGCAGCAAGGCCGACGTGGCGCTGGTCAACGGCGACTTCTACGCGATGGGGCTGCGGCAGGCCCTGACCGTGGAGAGCTCGATCCACGTGAAGTTCGTGCAGGACATCACCACCTACCGCTTCCTCGCGCGTGGCGGTGGCATCCCCCTCCCGACCTCGACCTACGCCTACAAGGTGGACGGCTCGGGGAACAAGGTGGACGCCCACAGCCCGTTCGTGGTGCTGGATGTCCCGGCCAGCTCGTAAGACTGCCGGAGCCAAGGCCAAGGCCGCAGGGGCGCTCCCCCCTGCGGCTGCGGCCGCGCCCGCGTCCGCGCCTGACACGGCCATGGTCATGGCGATCCAGCCATGTGTCATCGGTGGTGTCCGGCGCGAGGCGCGGGAGCTGTTTGCTGTGCCCGCCGACCGGGTGGGCGCGCTGGTGCAATGGGGGCTGGTGCTGTCGCATCCGTTGGCGTGGATGATGGGCGAGCAGATGCGCGCGGCGTGGGAGCAGGCGGCCACGCAGATGCGTCCGGGGCTGGACCCGACCACGCTGGTGGTGGACGAGGCCACCGTGGCCGCGCTGTGGGCCGCGCCAGGTCGGCTGCTGTCCCCGCCTGAGGTGCCCGAGCTGTACGCGGCTGCGGAGCCGACCGAGGGGGCGCTGCGCGTCCTCCAGGTGACCGAGTACGACCCCGGCAGCTCGGTCTACCGCTACCATTCCGCGGCCAACACCGCACCCGGCGTGCTATCCGCGCTGGTGCGCTACGACTACACGAATCCCCATTGCCATTGGCGGCAATGGGACGGCGATGCCCACCGGGTGACCGTGGACGTGCTGGCCGCGACGGCTGACGTGATCCACGTCCACATGGACTACCGCGGGCTGTTCCAGCGCTTGCGCGTGGCCCCGACCGACCGGCAGCGGGTGGCGATCACCTATCACGGCAGCTTGCCGCCGGGCGACCTGCGCGTGACCTACCGCGACGAGGCCACGGACAGCAAGCTGGGCGCGCTGGTGTTTGGGGCGCGGCCCTACCACCACCGGCACGGCGTGGAGCATTGGCTCCCGATCCCGATGCCGGTCGCCAACTACCAGGCGGTGCGGGCCAGCGTGACGCGCTACCCCCTGCCGTGGCAAGGTGGGCGGCTCCGGATCGCGCACAGCCCGACCAAGCGGGCGATCAAGGGGACCGAAGCGTTTCTGTCGGCGGTCGGCTATCTCAAGGACTACGGGCTGCCCGTGGAGCCGGTGCTGATCGAGGACATGAGCCACGGCGAGGCGCTGGCGCTCAAGGCCACCTGCCACGCGGTGTTTGATAGCTTCTGGCTAGGGATGCAAGGCAGCGGGCTCGAGGGCGCGGCGATGGGGCTGCCGGTCATCGCGGGAGACGCGGACGCCGTGGCCGACCTGGCGAAGCTGGGCATCCCGTGCCCGTGGACCTTTGCCGACACGCGCGACGAGCTGCGCGAGGTGGTCGGGCGGCTGTGCGTTGACAGCGGCTTCTACGCGGCCGAGGCCCAGCGGGTGCATGATTACACCGTCGCCCACCACGACTACCCGGTGGTGGGGGCCAAGTACGCCAGACTCTTGCGCGAGGCCGTCCGTGGCGCTGCCGACTAGCACCGACCTGAAGGACTACCTGCGGATCGAGAACAACGCCGAAAACGCGCTGCTCTCCGCGCTGGTAGCGCGCGCGCAGGCGATGCTGGAGGGGTGGATCGACTGCCCCATTACCGCCGAGTCGCAGACCGCGGTGGACCGGGCCCAGTCGCTGGACGAGCCCGTGACCAGCCTGGTGTTCCCGCGTCGACCCATTGGCAGCGTGAGCATCACGGACGCGGACGGGGCCACGGTAGACGCCACCACGTACACCGTATACGGGGCGTCGGGCATGGTGTACGCCAAGCCGCTCACCAGTTTCTATAACGGGCCGTATACGATCACCGCGCAGGTCGGGCTGTCGCTGCGGGCGGACTATGCCCGCATTGAGCCGCTGCTGACCGAGATGATCCTCGACCTTGCCGCGGACCTGTACCAGCGGCGGACGCCCGGCGCGGCTAGCGAGAAGGCGGCCGACACGACGATCACCTGGGACGCGAGCCGCGAGACGGTGGCGCGGGTGACCAAGAGTCTGCGCCTGTTTCGGCTGGGGGTGGCGCAATGACCATGGTGGCGGGGCGGCTGGACCAGCGGCTGTCGTTCTGGGCGCGCGAGGACGCGGGCGCGGACGGCTTCGTGCGACCGGTCTACGTCTATATGGGCACTTACTGGGGCCGCATCGACCGCACCGCGCAGACGCAGAACGTGGGCACCGAGCCACAGGCCGAGATCAACTACCGCAGCCCCGCGCGGGCCACGGTCGCCGACTATGTGGACGTGCCGCTGAACGGGTTGCTCAAGATCAACGGCGACCCGACCGCCTATTGGGTGCGGGGTGTCATCACGCAGCGCCAGCTCCGGTCGCAGCGCCTTGACCTGGAAGTGGTCACCCCGCTGGAGACGGTCGAGTTTGTCGGCTTTGAGGAACTGCCGACCACAGACGGCGTGCATCTGGTGACCAGCTCGCAGTTTTCCACCGCCTTTGACGAGGCATTCGCCTGATGGCTGATACCCCGCGCACCCTGTCCACGCTGCTCACGCAGCTGGCCGACAACACGAGCGGCAACATCACCGCGCAGGTGGTCCGCGACCTGCTGGTGTCGCTGTATCCGAGCCGGGGCCAGCTGGAGCTGGCGAGCGGCGGCAGCGTGGCGACCAGCTTCGCCAGCAGCGGCACCTATGTGGCCGTGGCGGGGACCACGATGCTCGACACGGCTGTGTGTACGTCCTGCGTGTCGATGCCGGGGAACGGGCAGCTGCGGTGGGAGAAGGGCAGCAGCCATGTCCTGAACGCGCAGGCGACGCTGGAGGTGCTGCCCGCCGCGAACAACAAGCGGTATACGTTCACGTTTGCCAAGAACGGGACCCCGATCCCCGAGCTGGCGTTCACGGCGTTCTACGGCAACCTGAGCGGCAACCCGGCGGGCGTGTTCCTGTCGGGGCTGATCCCCATCGTCGAGGATGACATTATCTCGGTGGTGGCGAAGAACGACACCGACACCACGGCACTCACGGCTTCCGTGCTGACGCTAGGCGGCGTCGGCTTCATGACCTAAGCGGCACCCAAGGAGACGACGACTATGGCACGCAAGGCGTTGGCGACGGGCACGCAGCTCCTGGCGGAGCGCACGATGGGGACGGTCATGCCGAGCGGGGAGGACGGGGTTACGTCCGTCATCTTTCAGATCACCAGCCCTGCGGGCGGGTTCAGCATGATCCCAGCGGTTGCGGTGGAGGAGTCTGGTGCCGCGGCGTCTAACATCATCTACATGAACCTGCTCACGCAGGGGGTGGTGGCTGCTGGCACGCCGATCACGGCGGCGGGCATCTACGCGGTGTACGCGCCGGGCTGCAAGGTGTACGCGGTGACGAGCGCAGGCACGGCCACCTGCGAGGTGCAGCGGGTCTACGGGCGGGCGTTCTAAGATGCTGGCGACGAACGCCGGGCTCTTGACGCCGATCCTTGGCGACCCGTCGCCGTGGACGCCGCAGCGCCTGTACCTCAACAACGAGGCGGGCCTGTACTACGAGCCCGCCGACCTGACCGCCGAGAAGGTGGCGTGGCGGCGCAACCTGCTGACGTGGAGCGAGCAGTTCGACAACGCGGCGTGGACGAAGGACAATACCACCGTCACGGCAGACACGACGGCAGCGCCGGACGGCACGACCACAGCGGACACGCTTACGGCTACCGCTGTCACGGGTGCGCCGTTCATCCGCACCGGCGGCGTCACTTCGGTCGCTGGCGTCGGCTATGTCGTTTCGTGGTACGTCAAGGCAGGCACCCACGCGTTCGTGCAGATCGCCAACAGCGGCGATGTGCAGGCGTTCGCTAACTTCAACGTCACGGCAGGCGCGGGAGCCGTTGGCACAGCGGGCACCAAGACCACCGCAACCATCACGGACGTTGGCGGCGGGTGGTATCGGTGTAGCGCGGCGTATTCCGGCGCGACGACCTACGGCAGCGTGTACCGGCTGTACTTCGTGGCAAGCGCCACCGCTGGCTACGCCGCATCGGCGACATGGGCGGGTACGGAGACGGTAATTCTCTGGGGCGCGCAGTTTGAGCCCGGCACCGTTGCCAGCGCCTACCAGCGCATCACCGACTTCACCTCCGACTTCCTCGCCGCGTTCCCCACGCACGCGCTGTACCAGGACGCGGCGGGCACCACGCCCGTGACGGCGCTGGGCCAGCCGGTTGGGCTCGCGCTCGACAAGAGCCGGGGCGGGCTGGGCAGCATCGGCGCGACGGCGCTCACCAACGGCGACTTCGCCAGCGGCACCGGCTGGACGGCTGGCACGGGCTGGAGCATCGCAGCGGGCGTCGCGACCAAGACGGCGGGCACGGCGTCGGTGCTGTCGCAGGCGGTGACGCTGGCTATTCCCGGCACCTACCGGCTGGTCTACGCCATGACGCGGTCGGCTGGCACGCTGACGCCCCGCATCACGGGCGGGACGACGGTGAACGCCACGGCACGGTCGGCCAGCGGGACGTACACCGAGTACGTCACCACGGTGACGGGCAACACCACGTTTGAGTTCAGCGCCGACGTCAGCTTTGCGGGCACGGTGGACGATGTGGCGTTGCAGCTCGTCCCCGGCGTCCACGCGATCCAGCCGACGAGCGCGAGCCGCCCCGCGCTGGACGCGCGCGTGAACCTGCTGACGCGCACGGAGGAGTTCGATAACGCGGCGTGGACAAACAACGGCGGCACGGTCACGGCAAATGCCATCGTGGCGCCAGACGGTACAACAACGGCTGATTTGCTTGTGCGTAGCAGCAGCGCCACAGACGGACGGTATCAGACTGTTGTTTTCCCTGGCACGGGAGCGCGCGGCGTTTCCGTGTACGTCAAAGCTGGCACCGCAGCAACAAGCTATGTGTGGGTCTATGATGCTACCGCTGTGGCTTCGCGGCTTGAAGCCACAATTACCTGGTCTGGTGCAGTGCCCTCAGTTTCAACAAACGTAGGCAGTCTGTTGTTGTCGGAAAACATTGGCAACGATTGGTATCGCCTCACGTTTGTCACGGCATCGGTGACCGGCGCAAACGTCAATCGTGTATACTTTTTGCCCGCTTACACCGGATCGTCTAACGGGCAGGGAGCATATTTTTGGGGCGCGCAAGCAACTGTTGAAACGACCGCGTACCCGTACCAGCGCGTGACGACCGCGACGGACTACGCGGACGTGGGCGTGCCGCGCAGCTTCCTGTTCGACGGCTTCGACGACTCGCTCTACACCGCGTCCACGCTGGACCTGAGCGGCACGGACAAGGTCACCGTGTGGGCGGGGGTGTACAAGAACAGCGACGCGGCGACGGGTGTGGTGATAGAGGCATCCGCAGACGTGGCCGCCAACAACGGATCATATCATCTGCTGGCGCCGCGCAACGCGAGCTTTAACGAATACGTGTTTGCGTCAAAGGGCACGGCGGTTGCTAGCACAGCGCAAAGCTCGACGGCGTTCCCTGCCCCGCGCAGCGATGTGCTGACCGCCATTGGCGACATCAGCGGCGATGTGGCAACGCTACGCGTGGACGGCGCGCAGGTGTCAACCAGCAGCACCGATCAGGGCACGGGC